GGAAGCTTACATCTGCTGAGGCTGACAATGCCGATAGCAAGACTCCATCCACTGCTGGTGTTTCAGCTTCTCGTTATATCTTCGCTCTGTACCAACAGAGACTAAACGAAGAGGCGTTGAAGTTGAAGGACAAGTACCCAATTCGTATACACTACACAAGGTAAGGAAGGTTAATGGCAACTCGTTTATTTAGCTCTATAAGTGTTGAGACAACACTAGCATCTGGTATTAATAGTACAGTTACATCAATGACGGTAGCAACTGGAACTGCAACCGCCCTACTTGGTGGAGTTACTATGGTAGCAAACAGTCAGTTTACTATAGCGATAGATCCAGACACTATTAATGAAGAAATTATTTTTATAACAGCAGGTCCATCAGGAGATACTTTTACAATTTCCAGAGGTCAAGCTGGTACTGGCACAGCAGGAGTTTCTGGTGTCGCTCATTCCACTGGCGCTAGTGTAAAGCACGTTCTAACCTCAGATGATTTAACAGCCTTTGCTGCCGGTATATCACCAGTAGCTAGCCTAGGTTTTTCTGGTTCAACATCTGGTACAACTACACTTCAGGCAACAGCAGTTGCTGGTACTAATACCTTAACACTTCCTGCTGTATCTAACGATACTTTAGTGGGTAAAGCAACTACAGATACTTTAACTAATAAGACTTTGACTGCTCCAGTTATTAATACTGCAAAGATAAACCTTTCCTTAAATGCACAGACAGGAACTACTTATACTTTAGTTGCTGCTGATTCAGGTAAGTTAGTTACCTCATCAAATGCTAGTGCAGTGGTTATAACTATTCCACCTTCAATATTTGCAGCAGGTGAACAAATAAATGTTCAATCAATAGGTGCTGGATTAACTAGTTTTGCACAGGGTGCTGGTGTAACTATCACATCTACTGGGGCAACTTCTACTGCTCCAATATTAAGAGCACAGTTCTCAGCTTGCACAATTATTTGTACAGCATCTAACGTCTTTACAGTGATTGGGGATCTTTCTTAATGCCAATTCTAGGGATTATAGCATCTAGTATAAAAATCGCTACAGCTAATGATATTGCTATTGGACACGGTACTACTCCCTTTATATCTACCTATCCTTGGTCTAGTGGTTTCGGTACCAAGTATGCTAACCCTGCAACTTTGCCTACTGGTGCTGGCAATGGTGTTGCATTCACACCATCAGGTGATACAATCGCTGTAGCACATCAAACTTCACCTTATGTAAGCGCATATCCTTGGTCCTCAGGCTTCGGTACAAAATATTCTAATCCAGGTACTCTGCCGACTGGCACTGGTTTTAGTGTTTTTTTTAATCCATCAGGTAATGATATTGCTATTGCACACGTTACAACTCCTTTTGTTTCTACCTATCCTTGGTCTGCTGGCTTTGGAACTAAATATGCAAACCCTGCAACACTACCTGCTTCAACTGGCCGCGCTGTTGCTTTTAGTCCATCAGGTAATGATATAGCTGTTGCTCACTTTACCACCCCGTTTATTAGTACTTACCCTTGGTCTTCAGGCTTCGGCACTAAATATGCAGACCCAGCGACCTTGCCTGCTAGTACTGGTCTTGACGTTGCATTCACACCATCAGGTAATGCTATTGCAGTTGTACACACTACAACTCCTTTCGTTTCTACCTATCCCTGGTCTTCAGGCTTTGGCACTAAATATGCAGACCCTGCAACTTTGCCAGCTAGTACTGGCAATGGTGTTTCTTTTAGTCCATCAGGTGATACAATCGCAGTTGCACACTCTGTAACCCCTTTTATCTCCGTATACCCTTGGTCTGCTGGGTTTGGTACTAAGTATTCTGACCCCGCAACGTTACCTACTGGTACTGGTAATAGTGTTGCCTTTAGTCCTTCGGGAGCAGACATAGCCGTAGGACACAATACCACCCCGTTTATTAGTACTTACCCTTGGTCTGCTGGCTTTGGTACGAAATACGCAGACCCTGCAACTTTGCCTACTGGTGCTGGTGGTAGTGTTGCATTTATCTAACAAACAAAAAGGAGAAAAATGACAGAAGAAATAACTCTTACCTCAAAACAGGTAAGACAAGCAGAGGTTGCTTCATATAAAGAAAATATTTCAACCTACAATAAATTACTTGCCACATTAGATGGTGATTGGGATGCAGATTTAGTACACCTAAAGGATTTGGAAGCGCAAAAAGCCGCTCGCCAATGTCCAATGGATAGACTTGCCCGTCTTGCTGTACTACAACAATTTGACCAAGTAACTAACTTGCTTAAAACTGAAATTGTTGAGTGCGCTAAAGCACAAGCAATATTAGATATCCTGTAATAAGTTCCTCCTAAGCACTGAGATTAAAAGGCTTACTTTTTTATGTTCAAATTTAAGGAGAGCTAATGGCTTATGGCGATGATATAACCGAGGGTATTCCTTACGTTCTTTCCAACCCTACTGGTGCCATAAATTATTCAGCTACCGGTGTTAACTATGATATGGCTATCGCCGGCTTGCCGTTCTTCATTGCAGCCTCTGATGAATCACCTTATCGCAGAGTAACTGCAAGGTATCGTAAAGAGCAGTATGACCAGACCAGAGAAGCTGGTGAGCAATCACTTACTGGTTGGTGGTTTAGATCTCAATCAACATTCCATCTTGGCGCTGGTATTAAATACTTTGAACCAGCACAGGATGAGTCACTTCGTTTCCAGTTTGCAGAGTCTAAAGGCATAGATGTATTTACTAAGGGACAGGCTACCCTACTTAATAGCACTGTAAGGGCTAGGGTTGCAACAGCAACTAATTTATACCTAGTTGGTGCTAGAGATAATGCTAATAACGTAGATGCAGTTGTCTTTACCGAAGGACCTGATCTTAAAAAACTTACTATGAGTGGTGATACACCTACCGTTACTACCTATACCTTAACAGCAGCTCCACATACGCTTGATTTTATGGCTTTAACCTCTGATGGTACTAGATACTTTGCTGCAGATAATGACAAACTTCATAGAGGTAATATCTTTGGTTCCACATCTGATGGTCATATCTACGATCTTGATGGTCCAGTTACCACAGTAGCACTGCGTTATGCAAAGCAACGTTTACTTGCTGGTATTGGTAGAGAGTTATATGAATTAGAATCTAATAAGGCAGCTACTGCAGGTGGTCACGCTTTACCTACTGAACTTTATGAACACCCAAATCCATCTTGGATATGGACAACTATATCTGAAGGACCTGCTGCTTTTTATGTTGGTGGCTATGCTGGATCTCAGTCATCCCTATACAAGATTACATTAGATGCTACTACTTCTAACTCTCTTGGATTTCCAGAACTTAATGTCCCAACAGTAGTTGTTGACCTACCAGAGGGTGAAATACTAAATGCCTTTGATGTATACCTTGGCACCTTTGGAGTTCTTTGCACTAATAAAGGCGTAAGAGTTGCAGTGGTATCTGCTGATGGTGACATTAGCTACGGACCATTACTAGTAGATACAGAGTGCAAAAGCGTAACCTTTAAAGATAAATTTGCTTATGTAACAACCTTACAAGGTACTGAATCGGGTCTAATCCGTATTGATTTATCACAGCCAATAGTTCCTAACAGCCTTATCTTTGCTTTTGCCTACGATGTGTATGCTGCTGGTGAGACTGCTAACCCAGTGTCTACAGATTTTCTTGGTGCTACCGATAGAGTTGTCTTTGCTGTTCCAGGTGATGGAATATGGATTGAATCATCTGCGGTAAAGGTTGAGTCTGGTTATCTACAGACAGGTTTTATTCGTTATAACACTTTAGAGAATAAATTATATAAACTACTTAATCCTAGAATAGACACCACAAATGGTGCTATTAATATTAAGTCTATTGATTATGAAGATACTGAGTACAACATAGGTGGCTTTGCTCAAGGTGCTACAACTAGCGAACTAGGTATTCCTTATCCTAACTCAGCACAAGAGTATCTTGCTTTTAAATTTACTATCTCTAGATCATCAACTGATTCTAGTAAGGGTCCACTATTTACTGGATACCAACTAAAGTCTTTACCTGCTGTACCCCGCCAGAGAATAATTCAATACCCTTTGTTCTGCTATGACCACGAGAGCGATAACCTAGGCGTTGAGGTGGGTTATGAAGGTTCAGCCTATGATCGGTTGAGTCAACTAGAAGCGGTAGAGAATGTAGGCGATACCATCAGAGTAGAAGACTTTAGAACTGGTGAGTCATACATTGGATTGATTGAAGAGCTTGACTTTATAAATAGAACTCCTAGTGATAGAAGATTCTCCGGATACGGTGGAATGTTAATCGCCACTATTAGATTGATATGATAATATGACACCGAACGAATGGGCTGGAATAGCAGTAGCGGTAACTACATTAGTAGGAACACTAGCTATGACAGTCAGACACCTTGTAAAGCATTACCTATCCGAACTTCGCCCCAATGGAGGCTCAAGTGTCAAGGATCAGGTCAATCGGCTGGAGGAGAAAGTGGAATTTTTAACTGACTTAGTATTGCAGGTATTAAAGAAATAAATGCCAGAGTTAAACGCTAATATCCCACCGATAGATTGTTTTGTAAGAGGTAATTTCCTACGCAATCAAAAGGATAGTCACGATAAGTACTTCCCTTGTGTAATCTTTGGAGTGAGTAGCGTACAAAATAGAAGTCCACTATTTCATTTTATGATGGAAGATGGTGGCCTGTGGTGGCGTATGCCTATCAATGCCTTTTGTAATAAGCCAGGTGTACCAGAAGAAAGTTTATATAACCTAGTATTGTGGAACTCTTTTAGTCCATACATAACAGCTACCAAGTTTAGTAACCTAGTAAACCTAAGCCTTCATTATGTGGATAGGAATAAGACCAAGGTAAATGGTAAGTATTTATTTACCCTTGACTGG